GTAAAAGATCAGAAAGATCATAAGAGTATGATGGAAGACTTTTGGTTACCTCGTCGTGAAGGCGGCAGAGGTACAGAGATTACTACATTACCAGGTGGTCAAAACTTAGGTGAAGTAGAAGATATTATATACTTCCAAAAGAAATTATATAAGTCGCTGAATGTCCCTATATCTCGTTTAGAGGCAGAATCTGCATTTAACGTTGGGCGTTCATCGGAGATTACTCGTGATGAGTTGAAGTTTCAGAAGTTTATTGATAGAGTGCGTACTAAGTTCTCTGGATTATTCTATGAAGTATTAAAGAGACAATTGATCCTTAAAAAGATTATTGTTCCTTCAGACTGGAAGAGTATTAAAGAAGATCTTGATATTGAATTCATTAAAGATAACTATTATGCAGAGCTTAAAGATGCAGAGATTCTTAAAGAAAGAGTTGAAACATTACAAATAATAGATGAGTATGTTGGTACATACTATTCTAAAGAATGGATTAGAAAGAACATTCTTAAACAAGATGAAGAGATGATTGCAGAAATTGATAAACAAATTGAAGCTGAACCTTCAGAAGATGAAGATTTTGATGAAGAGTAGATATCAATTCTTATAAATATATTACACAGAGGAAAATATTATGGATTTAAATAATTTAATTGACGCCATACAAACTGGTGACGTGCAGGACAGCAACAACGAGTTTAATGGGTTGATGTCTGATAAAATTAATGTAGCATTGGACACACATAAACAAGAGTTGGCTGGCCAAATGTATGGCACTGCTGATAAAGACGCAGATGAAGACATTTAAAGAATCATTTAACTTAATAATCGAAAAGAAACTGAAGTTGCCATCTGGTGAAACTGTAGAAAAGGAATTTACCAAGTTAGGTAAAGATAAGAAGACTACTGCAGTGATTACCAGTAAATTTAACTTGTATATAGATGATCAAAAACTTGATAAATTCAAGTCGCTTAAAGATGCTGAAAAGGGTCTTAAAGATTTTTTAAAAGTAATGGGAGTATAGTAGTGAACTTAACAGAAGCATATAATGATATGCAAGTAATCATTGAAAAGAAGTTTGATGAAAAGAAAGCTGTAAAAGCGCTTGAGGATATTCTAACTGCTTATGCCCAGGCCAAATATGTTGGCACCACTAAAGATATTCATAAACGATGGGATGATATGTGGTACACAACGTATACCACTTGGTTCTCATCAGATGATATGAGAGAAAGAGGTTTACCAACATCGTTAAAAATAGGAAAATAGTATGAACATTCATGAAGCATATAACACAATTAATGAAGGCAAGTTGGATGATTTTGACAAAGCCTATGATGTATATCATAACTCATTAAAGGGGTTAATTAAAGCATTTAGTAATGCAGCTACAGATAAGAAGGCTGTCAACAAGATGAAGAAAGCAGTTCAAGATATAGAAACAGCTATAGACGCTGGGAAAATGAAGGATTAGCATGAAGTTAATAGCAGAGTATACAAATGAAGGATTAGGTTACTCTATTACCGAAGGAAAGAATGGTAAGAAAGAAACTTATATCGAAGGTATCTTTATGCAGGCAGAAGGCAAGAACCGAAATGGTAGAGTTTATACTAGAGAAGTTCTTAATAATGCAGTAGATAGATACAACAATGAACAAGTAATGACTGGTAGGGCCGTTGGTGAGTTAAATCACCCAGAAGGTCCATCAATCAACTTAGATAAAGTTAGTCACAGAATTACAGAACTTAAATGGAACGGTAATAATGTGATTGGTAAAGCACTAGTGTTAGATACTCCAATGGGTCAGATCGTAAAAGGTTTGGTCGAAGGTGGTGTTCAACTTGGTGTTTCAAGTCGTGGTATGGGAAGTTTGGAAAATAGAAATGGTGTTAGCTATGTGAAAGATGATTTTATGCTTTCAACTGTTGACATCGTGCAGGATCCATCAGCACCTAATGCATTTGTAAATGGCATTATGGAAGGTGTTGATTGGAAAATGGATGGCACAGGTCATTATATCCAAACAATTGAAGAAGGTGAGACTGAAATGATGGAAACAGTAACAGAAGAAGTGGTGGATAACACTGCATCTGAAGTTACTGGATTTGAGCATTTCCTCTCTAAACTATAACTCTAACAGGAGTAAATAATATGTCAGAAGAAATTAAAGACATCGCTGAAGAGGTTATTGTTGAGGAAACTAATACAGAAGTAGAAGCTCCCTTAACAGAAGCTCGTACGATATCTGCAATTAATGCATCTTTACAAGAAATGAATAAAGATGAATTGGATGCAATCTTTGAAGCTGCTGAGAAAGCTAAAGCGAAAGCTAAAGTTGAATCGGAAGATGAAGATGAAGATGAAGATGAAGACGGTGATGACGAAGAAGGTGAAGTAGAAAACGAGAAGAAAGAAGCTAAAGCTAAAACTAAGAAGGAGTCTAAAAAGGACAAATTCAAAGAAGATATTGATGCACTTGCCAATGGCGAAGATTCATTATCAGAAGGTTTTAAGGATAAAGCATCTATAATCTTTGAAGCTGCGTTACAATCAAAAGTGGCTACGACAGTTGTTGAATTAGAAGAGCGTTATGCATCTGATTTAACTGAAGAAGTAGAAGCTATTAAAGAAGACTTAGTTGATAAGGTAGATGGTTACCTTAACTACGTTGTTGAGAATTGGATGACCGAGAATGAAGTTGCTATTGAGCACTCTCTTAAGTCTGAAATCACAGAGTCATTTATCAACGCATTACATGGCGTGTTTGTTGAACACCACATCAATGTACCAGAAGATAAGGTTGAAATTGTTGATGCCTTAACTGAAGAAGTAACTGATGCTAAAGATCAATTGAATGCAAGTCAAGAAGCTAACATGGAATTATCAGAGAAAGTTAAAGCTTTCGAACGTAAGTCTATCGTTGCTGAAGCATGCGAGGGTTTAGCTGCTACTGAAGCTGCAAAATTAACTGAATTATCAGAAGCTATTGAAGCTGAAGACAATTCTGATTTTGCTTCTAAAGTCGCGACAATCAAAGAGTCTTACCTTAACAAAGACGAAACACAAGTTGATGTATCGGAAATCGATGCAATCAGCGAAGAAAGTGAAAAAGCAACGGTATTAAGTGATTCAATGCAATCATACTTATCAGCTATTTCATCTACTAAATAATTCTAATAGGAGAAAACACATGGAATTAAACGCAACACAACTACAAGAAAAATGGAACCCAGTATTAGAAGCTTCTGATGCAGGTACTATTACAGACGCATACAAACGTTCAGTAACAGCAATCGTTCTTGAAAACCAAGAGAAAGCCCTTAACGAAACTCGTATGGCTGCTGGCGGTACTGACGCAACTGGCGCGATTAACAACTGGGATCCAGTAATGATCTCACTAGTTCGTCGTTCTACACCTAACTTACTAGCATTTGATATTGCTGGTGTTCAACCAATGACTGGTCCTACTGGATTAATCTTTGCTATGAAGGCTAACTACTCTGATGGTACAAGAGCTGCAGGTGCAGATGGTACATTAGGTACTGCGGATGACGTGATCGGTGCACCAACTGAAG